ACGATCGAGCGAGGATCGAGCGAGCGAGCCACGCCTGGTTCCCCATTGATCTCCCGCCGGGTCGCCCGGATCTTGACTGCGGTTACCTGGGGATGGGCATGTACAGCGGGGAGGGCGGCGCGATCAACGACGGATTCGAAGTCGGGTTCCGCGCGTCCGTTCGCCGACCCAAGAAGTCCGTGCAGGCGATCGCCCGGCGGGATCCCCCGGACTACCAGGCCATCCTTGACTACAACGATTTGCCGGAGCAAGACGCCGGCTTGAACGGGGCGTGAGCCTCACGTGTAACACACGAGAGGAGAACATGAACACCAACGGAGAGGATAAACCGCGTCGCTGGAAGTGCGTTTTCACGCGCGCCGACGGCTCACAGTGGGAGCACGAGCACACACACGAAATCCCCGCGCCGATGGCGGAGGACTACGGCCACATCATCGCGGGTCGGAGGATCGTCAACGTGTACGGGTTGCGCTACACCAAGGACATCGACGACACGTTGTCGGTGGCCTACTACGAGTGGATCACGACGCGGGAATCTCGCATGCCGGGGTCGGCATGAAACTCTCAATCGTCATCCCTGTTTGCAATCAACTCGCCTATACCGAGATGTGCCTGGATAGTCTCGCGATCCAGACGTACGCGCCGTTCGAGACGATCGTTGTCGACAACGGGTCCACCGATGGCACCTACGAGCGGCTGTGCTCGCGGCCCGAGGTCATCGCGATTCACAACACCACCAACCTCGGTTTCGCGCCGGCCGTCAACCTCGGGATCGCGGTCGCGACGGGCGAGAACGTCCTTGTTCTAAACAACGACACGATCGTTCCGTCATACGCGATCGTGCGACTGCTCGCGGCGCTGGAGGCAAACCCAGATTTCGGGATCATCGGCGCGGTGTCGAATCGGTGCGCGCCGTTTCAGTCGGTGTTCGTCCCCTACACCGAAAGCGATCCATTCACGATCGAGGCATTTGCCAACGACCGGTGGTTGCAGCGTGGTGCTGCGATCCGCGAGACCCACATGGTGATCGGCTTGGCCATGCTGCTGCGTCGTTCGACGATCGAACGAATCGGCGTGTTCGACGAGCAATTCAAGATCGGGAACTTCGAGGACAACGACCTCTGCATGCGTGCCGCGCTCGCCAACATCCGAGTCGGCGTCGCCGATGGCGTGTTCATCCACCACTTTGGATCGCGGACCTTCCTGGGCGAGGGGTTCAACTACGCGGCGATCATGGCGGAGAACGAAGCGCGCTTCCGTGAGAAATGGAAGGGCCACATCAGATGAAGGAGGGTGTGAGATGGCGAGCTCATACAAGGTTGGAGACCGGTGCATCGGATCGTTCAGGGGCCTGACAGGGCTGATTGAGTTCGAGGTGCAAAGGGTCGTGGTCGACGAATGCGGAAAGTATCTCAAGATCAAGCGGCTAGATGGATCGGTGTGTTGGTGGAACAGCTCCGACATCAGCTGGGCCGTTACATTTGACGATGAGGACGCCACGCCGGACCCACAACCCAAGGCAAGACCCAACGAGATGCCGCCTCGCCTTCCGGTCGTTGGTGGGGTACTGGACGGGAGCCTGGTGTCTCTGTATGGGATGTTGGCTTTCGGTCAGAGGATGGCCGTTGCAGTCGAGGCCCCAGATGGCCATATGTGCCACTTCGAGTATGAGCGACGCGGCGAACGATTGGAGTACGTGACCGAGCACCGTCGGCTGGAACGCTGACTCAAAGGGTGTCAAAACGCCCGCTTGTGAGCCCGGTAATGCGCCAATCCAGAGCTGAGGAATCGGTTGTAGATCTCGTGCAGCGTCGTGCCTTCATCCCTCGCGATCTCCGCGATGGATGCGCGCAGGTGGTTCGGGATTTGAAAGTTCACCTCTGAGTAGTCGTCACGGGTGCGCGGCCGTCCGCGCGCCGGCTTGGGGTCGGCCTTGTACATCGGTTCCTCCTCGCACCAACATGAGCGAGGTGTGCGGTTTCGTCAAGAGGAAACAATGGCCACCATCCTGGAGGCGTCCGTCAGGCTTGGGGAGTTCGTCAAGATGGACATCCCTCGCCCGCCGAGCATCATCGAAAAGCGCGTGTTGGAGCGGGGCGGCCTGGGGGTGGTGTATGCGCTGCCCGGCGTCGGCAAGACCATGCTGAGCTACCAGCTCGCCTATGCCGTCGCCAACGGGCTTCCGTGGTTCGGACTCCCGACCAACCCGACCAAGGTCGGCGTGATGGCGCTCGAGCTGAGCGACGACGCATCCCAAGATCGATACGTCAACATGATGGCATCGATGAACGGGGACGGCGTTCCAAACCCCGACGTGTACGTGGTGAGAAAGGATCAGCTCGAGACGGGCGGCTACCAGGACCTCATGACCGATCGCGTCTACGATCAGCTCAAAGAGTGGGTGGTCGCGCTCGATCTCGGCCTCATCATCCTCGATCCGCTGAACCGGCTGCACAGCGTGGACGAAAAGGATCCGCGTTCGATGGGCATGCTGATGCAGCGGCTCCACCGGCTGCGGCATGAAACGAACTGCGCCGTGATGCTGAACCACCACGAAGTCAAGGTGTCCGCACCAGGGCCGTCGTCGCTGCAATCGATGAGGGGCTCGAGGATCGCCGACGACGTGCAGCTCGCCTATCGGATGCGAAGGGCGAGCCAAGGGAAGAACGTCATCCTCGAGTGCATGAAATGCACGAATGCGCCCGAGATGGATCCGGTGTGGCTGGAGCGGGACCCGAGCGGGTGGTTGCGTCAGATCGACACCCCGGTCGTCGCGCTGAGCTACCAGACCCGCGCGAAGGAGCAATCGTCGCTCGTCACCGATGCCATCCTGGGGATTGTGCGCAACGGCACCACCACCGGCTCTCAGAGCTACGTCGAGGCCGGGTATATTCGCGCGCTGCTGTCCGACCAGGGTTTCGAGGTCGGCGACATGGCGTTTCGGCGACGGATGCACGCGATGCTGCGCGATCGCATGTTGGTGGTAACGGCGGTGGCGAAACTACCGCTGAAGGAGCGTCGTCGCTACCCGGACAAGCGAAGGTTGCTCTACAAGCTCGGCGCGCGGGCGGGTTGGGATCTCATCCCGGACGTGGAACCCGCGACACTGGAGACAGACCCATCATTGATCGAGGATGATCCGATTGACCCTTGAGAGGGGGGTGCCATGAAGGTCTACGTGGTGGCGACAGGTGAGTACAGCGACTACCGGGTCCGCGCGGTGTGCTCGACGATGGAGCGGGCGGAGCAAGCAATGGGGCTGTACGCCAAGGATGACGACGACGAAAACCCCATCCTGGAGTTCGACGTTGACTACGTACCGCCACACCCCAAGGGCTGCCGACTCTACAGTATCCGCTTGAGGCAAAACGGCGACGTGCATAGCGCGGGTGGAGCGAATATCGAAGATGAGGGTCCGATCTCGGACCCGAAGTGCAGCGTGTTCCCATACAGACGCCTGCCGTTTACACGGGGCGGTCTGTGTGTCGATTTCCCGGCGCTGTTTGCATGCACCCTCTGGGCTGAGACGAAGGAGCGGGCGATCAAGGTGGCGAACGAGCATCGGGCGAGGTGGATCGCCGATGGAAGGTGGCTGCCGGATCCGGACCCACGTCTGGACCCAGACCCAGAGTCCCGCGCTCACCCTGAATAAGCCTTGCGCGAAAACCTGGCCAGTGTGGCAAACCTGCCACAGTGCCTGAATGTTTCACGTGAAACACTGCACGACTTTGCACTGTGGCAGAAATGCCACAGGTGGTGGAGTCGAGCTCGAAATCCGGGCGAACTCCACCCCTTGACTCGTGACGCGCCGGACGGTCGATACGGACGAGATCATCGGTCTCTCTTGCGGGGAACCTGATCTGTGGTAGCCTGACCGGTCTCGGCAACGGTCGAACGCAACCCCTCACCGAGACACACCCCCTGGCCACGAGCCGGGGGGTTTCTCTTTGCCGCCCACTTCCACTCACAGCGAGCGCGCCCACCGCACGATCGGGACATCGCCCGCGCCCCCAAGCCGCCCGAAGCCCGATCGCTTGTAGCGCGTCCTGTGGGCTTCCTGTGGCATGCCGCCTCCCCTTACCCTCCCCTACCCTCAAGCCGACACCCGATCATGCTGGCAGTCTCACGCCCCGAGTGCCAGGATTGCCGAAAAACACGCTCTAAGTCTATGGTGTGCATAGAGTTAACAAAAAGTCCCGTCATGACACCTTTTCTTCGTGCCCCGATATTGGCGCAAACTATTGTGTACCATGGGCTTGCGTGGTGATCCTGTCACTATGCACCCCTATAGGGGTGTGCATGTAGTGACATGATCTCACACACGCCGTCACGAGCCATCGACACGATGGCATATACGCTCAGAGAGGGTGTATCCCGACGCCACGGGCGAGGATACGGGAGCGTCATGTCATGACTGGAGTCGGTAGTATCGGACTGTGAGGTCCACTTCTCGGTCCCGAGGTAGACAGATGATTGAGGAGTAATACAACTGTCGCATACCTACAACACTGCCCAGTTGTTCACTGTGGCACGAATGCAACAGTGTGACCGAAACGCCACACTGAACACTGACCATGCGAGCACTGCACAGGTCGGATCGGTGCACAAACACCCGCAACGATGCAACGTATTGGTGCATAATACTGCGCATAATCCATAGTATGTTAACTGACACCTTTTGACACACTTGGATCGCTGAAAATACCCACACCCGCCAGTTTCTGGTCGACGTAGTGGTCGACCTACTCGACGACATGGTCGAGTCTCGACGATGCGGTCGAGAAATATTCTGACGGCCGGCAAATAACCCCTCGCGGGCCCCCAAAAAACACGCTTCACGCCTCACCCCATTTTCGGGGTAAATGTCACCGTAAACACATTCACTGCAACACGTTACAGCTTCGCTCGATTCTCGCTCCCGCTGGCACGGTTTTGCAACTGTCGAATCTACTTGACATTCGACGAAATGGTCGCTTCCCTATGACACTGACGTGGGCTTTTGACACCCTGGACGGTGGGGGCATGGAAGACGGTGGCCTGGCTACGGTTACGAGCGGGGATCGCTCGATCGCTCCGGCTTCGGCCTGGGACCAGCTCGAGGCGGAGTCGAACCTCGCCTATGCGCGATTCCTCCAGTTCCGCGACCTCGACCCGGGTCGGCGCTCCATCACGGTCGTGGCGCGGCGCTACGGCGTCGCGGTGGCGGCGCTCTACAAAGCCTCGTCGGAGTTCCGTTGGTGGGATCGCGTGGAGGCGTGGGATCACCACCTGCGGACGCTCTACGACCTGAACGTCGCGGAGCAGATGCGATCGGTTCGGTCCCTGACGGTGGCGGTGGCGGAGCGGCTGGCGAAGATCGCTGAGGTTGAGGCGACCAAGCTGGAGCGGGCGGTTCGCGGGAAGAAAAAGGCGGTCCTGGATGCCGGAGAAATCACCCGTATCGCCAAAGCAGCCCAAGCGCTCGCATCGGGGCCGGGTTCGGTCGAGTCGCACGCGCTCGATGTCTCCCTCGGCAACGACGGCGATCCCGCTGGTGACGCTGATGGACTCTGCATCAACTACGGGGAACTCCGACTACGGCTCGCTCGGACTGTGGTCCAAAAGCCTAAGCGCGGGTCTTCCGCTGGTCAGGTCGAACCAGTTGACGCCGAAGTCCTCCTCGAGGGAGGACCTCCAGGAGTGGGCGGCGACTGAGTACGTTGCCTGCCGCCAATCGCTCTCCTACTACCTCACCCACTACTGCGTGACGCTGCTCGTTGACGAAACCCGCATGCTGTCCGAAGAGCGCCTCGTCCCCGACTGGCCCTACATCCTTCGCGTCGCCGATGAGCTCGAGGCCGGCGGAAATCTGTTGATCGAGAAAGCCCGCCAGATGCTCCTCACCTGGATCTGCATGGGCACGATGCTCTGGGACATCACGTTCAAGGATCACGTTCCCGACCTCGCGGTGTCGCGCAAGCAAGAGATCGTCGACGACGGTGGCGACATGTCGACGGCGAACTCGTTGCTCGGCAAGGTGCGGTTCATCTGGGATCGACTGCCGCGTCACCTCAAGCCGAATCTCCATTTCAAGTACCTGTTGATCGAGAACATGGACAACGGGTCGTTGATCCGGGGTGAGAGCGCGAACCCGCGTGCCGGGTCGTCTGCGACCTGGCATCGCGCGTTGCTCGACGAGGCCGCCCACATCCCACGCTCGATGTCGGTTCATGCGTCGGTGCAGCAGGCATGCAAGAAAAACAAGATCGTGCTTTCAACGCCGCTAGGCCGGGACAACGTACTGGGTTACCTGCGGTTTCGCACCAACCCTCCGTTTGGCGGCTACCGCTACATCCCGATCGATTGGCGCGAGCACCCCGACCACGATGACGCCTGGTTTGCCGAGCAAGCCGCGCAACTCACCCCGACCGACCTTGCGCGGGAGATCTGCCGATCCTACGAGCACTCCGTGGCGGGCCGGGTCTATCGGTTCGACTCTGCAACCCAGCTCGCGCAGCTCCACCCCTACGACCCAACTGGGCCGGTGTACCGCGGCTGGGACTTCGGCACCGGAGCCCCGACGGCTGTGGTGTGGTATCAGAAACTGCCGTTGCGTGACCTCGTCCTCGACTACATGGAGATGACGGGCTCCTCTGACGAGGAAATCGTCGATGCCGTGATGTCGCGGCATTTTTCGATGGATGTGACCGAGAACTCCTGGGGGCTGGGCGCCGTCTCGGCCGACCACGGCGACCCGGCGGGCCGAAACCGCCAGTCCGATCTCTCATCGTGGTTTTCCCGGTTGCAGTCGCTGTCGGAGAAATGGGTCAAGGAAAACGGCTGCGGCACGCCGATCCGGCTCTCCACGAAGCACCTCTTGTCGCTGGCCGAGCGCGTCAAGTTGGGTCAGCGCGTCATCACGCGGGTCGTGCTGGACGAATCTCGAGCGGTCCGGTTCTACGAAATCATCACCTCGCGCGTCTTCCCTACCGATGACCAGGGCCGCGTCACCGCCGACGTTCCGGTGTCCGACTGGACCAAGCACGGCTGTGACGCGTTCGAGCACATCATCGCCAACATCTATTCGCTCGACGACGTGAAGGAGCGCAGGAGTCGGGTTGCGACTCACGCGCGCGAAAGCATGCGGCGATTGACCGCTGGATTGATGCAGAGGGAGTTCTGATGCGACCCAACATCGTGCTCTACGACGCAAACAACCGCAGGATCGCGCGTCGATCTACCCCTGAGGTGTCGCGGCGTGTCTCGTCGTCCGGCATCGCGCTGCTTGGTCCATCCATCCTGTCCGGTGAGCACATAGGGGATTGGAAGTGGCCGGCGAGTGTAAAGCTGGCCATGAAAATGTATCGGAGCGACGCGAAGATCAGCGCCATCATTCGCGTGCTCACGCTTCCGATCATGCGGGCGAATTGGCACATCGCGGGCGGCATGGTTGGCAAGCGTCCCACGCCTGAGCGCGAATTCGCCGAAGCGTTCTGCTTCAAACTCCCCAAGCGGTCGTGGCAGGAGTATGTGCGTCGCATCACCACCGGCGAGTTCGTGTGTGGGCATTCCGTGTTCGAGGAGGTCTACGCGACCGATGGTCAAACCGTGTGGCTGGATGACCTCGCGGAGATCATCCAGTCGTCGGTCTCGGAATGGAACCACTCCGACACCAACGAGTTCACCGGCATCACCCAGCTCGGCTGGTGGGGCAAGACGATGCGCACGCAATTCATACCAGCCGACCGGCTCGCCGTCTTCACCTTCAACCAGCAGGGCGACGACCCCACCGGAATGCCTCTGACACGCCATATGCATCAGCATTGGTGGTACAAAAGCAACGGGTACAAGTTCGATGGGATGCTCCAGGACCGGTACGCCGTCCCTCCGCTCACGGGCACGCTCGCCGAAGGCGATAGCGAGGACGAGCAGGTCGCGATGGAAGAGGTTCTTGAAGCTTCCCGGAGCGGCGAGAAATCCTACATGGTGCTGGCGAACGGGCAGACCGTGGCGGCCGAGGGGTTGGAAGGAACGCTTCCCAACCCGCTTGACAGCGCCAAGCACCACGACGAGCAGATGTCAAAGGCGGCCCTTGCCGCGTTCCTCGACTTCGGAACGACGGAAACCGGCGCGCGTGCGAGTTCCGAGACGGCGCGCGACATGATGATCACCTCGTTGCAGGCCGAGGCCGATGAGGTTGGCGCGAGCTTCAACCGGCAGGTCCTGCATCCCGCTCTCGATCGCAACTTCGGACCCGGTGCCTGGCCCGACGACATCGGGATCGGGCCGGGCGACATGCAGAACCTCGACATCGAATACCTCGCGCTACCGCTCTCGCAGCTTGTCGCGGCCGGGCTCCTCACCCCAGATCCCGCGCTGGAAAGCTACATTCGCGCGATGCAGCGGTTGCCGCTGAGGATCGACATGGGCATGACCGCGCCGAGTCAGCGCAGTGCCAATCCGCCGCGCGAGGCGAGTTCGTCGGGCGACGAAGAGGTCAAGGTAGCGGCATCGCGTCGTCGTCGTGGCTCGCGTGGCGGGAAGAAACACGCGCATGTCTGCTCGATCGGTGGGATGAACCGCGAAGCCGTTGACTCCGAGCTATTCGTGAACTTTCGTGGCGCGGACGAACGGATGGCAAGTCAATCCGCGCTCTTCATCGCCGACGTGGCGCCGACCCGTGACGCCTACATCGAGGAGATCATCGCGGCGGCGCTCGCCTTGGATCCCCCGACGCTGCGCGAGTCCGGACCCGACATGCCCGACGCGTTTGTCTCGCTCCTGATCGCGCACCTGGTCGACTCGGCCGGCTTTGGTGCCGCCGAAGTCGCGCGTGAGGCACGCGAACAGATCGGCCGCCCCGGAGTGGTGCCGCGACTCGGCGACGGGCTCGGAATCGCCCCGTATCGACCCGAGGCGCCGATTTGGACCGACATGCAGCAGCTCGAAGAGTACCTCGATGAGTTGGCCACCATGATCGGGCTGGACGAGCAGGACCGGCTGTTGCGCGAAGCCGCGCGCGTCATCTTGCTCTCGCCGTCCGGTGCGGATGAGTCGACGCTGCGCGCCGTGCTTGCCGCGAACCTCGCCGGGATGTCGATCGATGTGTTGCGATCCTCGGCCGAGCGCGCGATCGACTCCGCCTATGCCGAGGGTCGTCACCTCGGCGCAGAAACACAACGGATCGCCGGACGCGTGCCGCAACGCGCCATGTACAGCGCGCTCCGGGATCGAAACGTATGCGGCCCGTGCAAGGCGCTGGATCGCAAGTATCACGCGCCGTTCGACTTCGCGTTCATCACGCCGAACCCGAATTGCCAAGGTGGCGATCGGTGCAGGTGTATCACCGTCTATGAGTTCTAGGAGGGCGTGATGACATTCCCGACAAACGCCGTTCTGCTCAGTATCGGCCCGTTGCGAGCGAATGACGGATGGGTCGACATCGCGCGAACCGGCGACTGGGTTCACCCGCAACGCGGACCGTTCACCCTCACCCCCGAGACGTTCGAATCGTGGGTCCGTAACGTGGTGGGCTATGGCAACCGCGTGAAGTTCGACTACGACCACAACACCGTTTTCGGTGAGCCAGTGCCGGAGAGTCAAAAGGCATCCGGGTATATCGAACCCAGGGCCGACAACTTTCGAATCATCCACCACCCCGATTCGGATGGCTCGATGGTGTTGCAGGCCGTGGTGAATTGGACCGACGAAGCTCGCGGCAGGATCGACCGTGGAGAGTACTGGGGCGTGAGCCCCGTGTTTGTGGATGACTGGCCGGATCCGAGGACCGGCAAGTCGATGGGGCCTACGTTGCTCAACTTGGCGTTGACGAGTGAGCCGTTCCTGGCGGGCATGGCCCCGTTGGCTGCGACTCGACAATCGGGCGTAAGGCCCAAGGAGATGGAGATGGACGAAAAGGCAATCAGGGCCGCCCTGGGGATCGGCGACGAGGTGGACATCATCGCGTCGATCCACGCACTCAAGGCGACCGGAGAGGCTGCAAGCGCGGAAATGGCCGAAGTCGCGCCGGTCATCGCCGCGATGAAGTCGGCCGGGTTGGACGCCGCGAAGGCCGCCGAGATGCTCACCAAGGCCAAGGCGATCCCGGATCCCGTGTTGCTCTCCCGGACCGAGGCGACGGAGCTGCGCGGCAGCGTCTCGACGCTCAAGACGGAACTCAGCACGGCGCGCGAGGACCTCGATCAGATCAAGCAGCAGCGACACGCGGAGCGCCGCGAAACCGCCATTTCGGGGCTCGTCGCCTGCATGCGGATCGCTCCGGCGCATCGGACGTTCGCGTCCAAGCAATTCGACCTCGGGGATGATCACTTCAACGCCTATCTCGCGACGTTGCCGCCCGCGCAGACGTTGGCGCGCATCGGAACCGGTCTGGTTCCCGAAGAGGGACCCGAGGATGTGCTGGAACTCGTCAAGGCGGCGGCAAAGGTGTACGTGGATGGCGGGATGAAGCCGGCGGCGGCCGAGATCCACGTGCTGAACACGAACGCGGCGCTCAAGGAGCGCTACGATCGTTTCCAGGCGATTGCGCGCGCGCGGGCGCTCGGGATCGTGGTGTAGGTGGTTCTGATTCGGGCCTGAATGGAAACCGACATGGCAGTATCGGGTGAGGGCGCGACCTATTCGCGCAAGTGGGCGAACGCGACTCAGGCGACTCAATACACGTTCGTCACCGCCGGAGACGGCACGGTGAACGTGTGCTCGAGCGCAACCACGCTTCCCATCGTGGGCGTCGTGATGAACGACCCTAAGGTGAACGAACCCGCGGATGTGCAGTGCAGCGGGATGTGCCGGGTCGTTGCCGGCGCGGTGGTGCCGTTCGACTCGTACGTGACGACCGACGCGGCCGGAAAGGCCATCGTGGCCGTTACGGGCACCAACTCGGCAGGGATCGCGCTCATCACGGCTTCGACGGGTGAGCACCTGGAGATCATGCTGTCGATCATGAACGTCCCGAAGGTGTAGGTGGATTCGGATCGGGCCTAGAGGGAATACAGAATGCCGACCGCGAACCAGTTGCTGGTGGTCGACCCCCTGTTGACGGCGTTCGCGGTCGAGCTTGCCGCAACCCAGGGGGCGAGTTTTAAGGCGCGTGAAATCATGCCCGCCGTTCCGACTCAGCTCGGCGCGATGAGCGGCGTGTGCTACGAGTACCCGGCGGCCAACACGATGAAGCGGGGGTCTCCGGCCGGTGCGTTCCGTGCCGACAAGGCCGGACCCAACTACATCGATTGGGCCATCGCGTCGACCACGTTCAAAACCGTGGGTTACGGCTACGCCGATCTCGTGTCGGACCAGGACAAGCGGAATGCCGCCGTCGGGCCGATGGACCCGGAGACGGAAAGCATCCAAGTCCTGACGCAGAAGATGCTGATCGAGCGCGAGCTGCGGGTCTACACCAAGCTCGCCGCGATCGTGGCTGCAACCACGCTGAGCGGCGCGGCGCAGTGGAGCTCGACCAGCGCCGACCCGTTCGGGCAGATCCAGATCGGGATCGACGTGTTGCTCAAGACGACGGGCCGGAAGCCCATGTTGGTCATCGATGGCGCGACGATGAGCGCGTTCAAGGCCAAGATCGGGACATCCGGGACTGCCGCCGCGAAGATCGCCGACCTCATCAAGTACACCAACCGGATCACCATGGAGAACATCACGCCGGATCTTCTGGCCGGCGCGTTTGGTCTGCCTCGGGTGGTGGTCGCCGATGCGGTCTACGACTCCGCGCCGATGGGCGCGACGGCCGTCAATGGGTTCATCTGGGCTGAAAAGGCCGCCTACCTCGTCGTGCAGGACGAGCGCAGCAACGGACCCAACAGCCGGTTTGCCACCTTCGGGCGGACGCTCGTCTCGAAGGAGATGGTGATCAGGACCTGGCCGGAGCCGTCGTTGAACGACTCCATGGCGCATGAGCTGTACGAGGAGTGCGACGAGAAAATCCTTTCGACCTCGCACATCTACAAGATCGCGGGAGTTGTCGCGTAGGGGGGCTCGATGTCTGACGCGTGGTCATTCTGCCGGCCCGCCGACGTGATGGCGCGGCTTCGCAATCTCGGCACCTTCGATGCCGACGACACGACGGCCATGAATGGGTTTATTCGTCAACGCGCCTCAGAGATCCGCTCCGTACTCTCTTCGCGCGGGGTGACCGCCAGCGAGGATTGGCAGTACGACAAGCCGGATGCCTGGGAGCTGTGCGTGATGACGAACGCCATCGGGGCGGCCGTCGATACGATGCGAAGATTCGCGACTGGCGCGGGCGAGAGTGATGGCGCGACTCAGATGGAGGCGGAGCACCAGCGGCTACTCGGCCGGATCGAGAACCTTTCGATCCCCGGACTGGATGACGGCGCGGCGGCCCTGGCAAGGTCGCCGTCGTCGTACGCGACGAACAACCCAACCGACACCTCGAACGACCCGTTCGTCACTCGAGCCATGGAGTTCTGATGTTCGGCGGGCCAGACAGACGCTTCGGCTTCAACAAGTCCACCGGCATGTTCCGGCTCGAGACTCGCGGCATGGATGCGATCGCGATGGCGGTTGGCCATGCTCCGGGCCGCGCCGGGCGTGCCTCTGGGATGATGCAGCGCGTCAAGGACTGGCGGCCCTATCTGAACGTCCTTCACGACGATTGGTGCGGAATCGTCTGGGATACGCTCAAGACCAAGGGGGGGCGTGGCGGAAAGCGGTGGGTGCGACAACGACCCAATACGACCGCCAAGAAACAACAGATGGGCTTGCCCAATGAACCCCAGGTAAGGACGGGGGACCTGTTCTTGTCTCTTGGCGATCCCTCGCACCCCCACCACTACCAGGTGATCCGAAAGGATAGCGCGTACTTCGGATCATCGCTTCGCGCGCGCGAGGGGTCGGATACGCGGTTGTGGCAGATCCACGACCGAGGGACGAAACGCCACAAGATCGCGGCAAAGAATGCGCCGTTCCTGAAGTTCTACACCACGGGCGGTTGGCGTCGCACCAAGGCGGTCAACCACCCAGGGAATCCGATGCGGAGCGTGGCGGCGATGACGCGGGAAGATGTGACGCAGTGGATCCGGTGGGCGCAGCAGTACGCGGTCGAGGGAATCACGCTACGTGAGCCGACCGAGTTCGCGCCCAAGGGCCGACGCGCGAGGAGGCGCTGATGGCCATCATGGTCTTGATGGATGACGCACTCGACGCGCTCGCCGGCGTGATCGAAACAAGCCTGGCGGCGAAACTCGTCGCGATCAATGACCGATGGGGGCTGGTTGGCGCGGCGCGGGCCGAGGCTCCGGCGGCGTTCTACCGATCCGAGCAACTCGCCTTCCCTCGCACCCCGGCGGTGCTGGTGATCGCGGGCGACACCGACAACCTCGACGGTGACGCCGACCCCGCGTCGATCGTCAACCTGATCGAGGTCGGTGTCAGTATCAGCGGGAACGACCCCGCGATCCTGTCTCGGCAGATTCGCGTCTACGTTCACGCGATCAACGAGTTGATCGCCGAGGACCGCTCGCTCGGCAATCGGTGTGTGTTCGCCATCGTGACCAACGATGGCTACGGCAGGGTCGGGTCCGAGGGCTCCATGCTGTTTCAAGAGGCGTCGATCGCGGTGTCGGTATTCGCGTCCGAGCCTCAGCGGGTGATGAGTTCTGCGTTCGGGTTTTGACGGGCCTTAGAGGTTAGGGCTATGAAGATGATCGGCATCGGGGCGTGCTTCGACACGACCAACGGCGTGGAGTTCTACGACCAGGCCGAAATCGGATTCACGCTGGCCAAGCAGACGCTCGAGATCCCAAGGGGCGACACGTTCGGCATGAGCAAGATCCCGATTTCGTTGGATCTCAAAGGCCGTGTCGGGTTCCGTGACTTGCGGTCCGGCGTGCTGGCGTCGTTCCTCGGCACGGCCACGACGCTCGGCGGGATCAAGGCCGAAGAGCGAATCCCGCTCGTGATCGCGGCCAGCTCGGGCGTGTTGGTCAGCACCCCCTACACAGCCCTCGCGGTTCGCATCATCGACACGAACGGGAAGATCTACAACGCCACGACCGGCGTCCCCGGCTCGGGTCAGTACGCGATCAGCGGGCGCACCATCACGATCGATTCCTCGCTCAACAGCTCGAGCGTCTACGTGACCTATTTCTGGACCGACACCGTGGCGGGTCGGACCGTGAAGGTGAGCCCGGTCACGATCGGCGGGAGCTTCGGGATCCAGGCCTACTTGAAGGCGTACGACACCGATCGGCGTCAGTGGCTTCCCGGGGGCTTTGGGGCCAAGCTGGCGAGCTGCGAGTGGGAAGGGGACCTGTCGTTCGGAACGTCGCGTGGCGAAGCCGCTACGTTCGGCGTCGACTTCAGCACGGATATTCGCGACGAGGACGACGCGCTGTTCTACTTCCCTGGTGACGCGAACCAGACCTAGGCGAAAGGACGGGCCTCATGCAGATCGAAGGCATGGCAGTACGGAATGCGGACGAGATCCCCGATCAGGACCTCGCCCGTGTCATGGCGTTCAAGCAGCGGTTTGATGACAACCCACCGGATCCCGAGTCGGTTGGTGGTTCGGAGTCGAAGGATCAACCCAAAATCCCGACCGACTTCGATCGGATGACGCAGAACGAGATCCGCATCGGTCGGTTCCGCTTCGGACCGCCGTGCTTGGCGGCGTTGCGGCTGCTGAAGCGGGTCGATGACGCGTCCGACGATCTCGTGTCGATCGCCAACATGATCATCTTGTTCCGCCACGGCAAGGACGAGGCGTTCATCCGGGCGGTGCAGGCCGACGGGTTCGAGTCGCACGCTCAGGCCGAGATCGACGAACTCATGTTCAATCTCGACACCAACGACCTGACCCCGATCACACGCGACATTCAGGCGTTCTTTGAGTCGGTGGTTTCCGGTGGGGGCACTGACTCGGGAAACGCGGGCTTGGCGATGCAGAGCTCATCGCCTTCCTCGTCAGAGAGTACGGCGGGAGCGTAACGCACTGGGCGTATCGCGCCAGCGCGCTCGAGGCGCTGGAACTCGTCAAGGCGGCGGCGAACTTAGGACCGAGGCTATAGATGGCGGACCGCGACGCGGTAATCAAGATCGAGATGAAGAGCACCCAGGCGCAGCGCGCGTTGCAGCTCCTTGGTGACCGACTCGACAACCTGGCCCGCGAGGCCAGAAAGGCACGTACCGCACTTGTCGGCGTCGACACCGGGTCGGCTCCGATGAAGAAAACCGCCGATGCGACCGCCAAGACCACCAAAAAAACCAAGGAAGCCAAGGCGTCGATGTCCGACTTCATCGACGCTACGGGACGCCTGAAACTCGTTCCTCCCCGCGTAAGCGCAATCGCGTCATCGTTCGACGGACTCGGAGAGTCGCTGAAGAAAGCGCGCGAGTTTCTCGGCACACGCGCAGGGATGGCGGCTGGCATCGGAGTAGGTATCGCCGCAGTGGGCGCTGGGGCAATTGCCGTCACGCACTCCGTCGCGATGACCACCAACGAACTATCGAAGTCCGCACGCCAGCTCGGAGTGAGCGCCAAGGACCTCCAGGTGTGGCGCTACCACGCGAGACTCGCTGGGGTCGAGACGACGGAACTCGACAGCGCGCTTGCCACGCTACAGCGCCAGCTCTTCGATATCAGCCAAGGAACAGGACTTGAAGCCAGCCGAGCGTTCAATGCGCTTGGGCTCTCGGTCTTTGACACCAGTGGAAAGATCAAGACCGCTGCCCAGGTTATGGACGACCTTGCGCGCGTGCTCCCGACGATCGCCGATGAGGGCGTACGAACCGGCGCGCTGATGAAGATCCTCGGTAATTCAGGCCGCGACATGGCGACGTTTTTCGAGGGCGGAGTCGAAGCGATCGCGCGCAGCAAGGAAGAACTGGAGTCGTTCAACGGCATTATCGGAGCAAGGTCGCTCAAGAACGCTGAGGAATACGCGAAGTCCGTTACACGCATTTCAACGGCATTCGCCGGGCTAAAGCAATCACTCGCCGAGCCCTTCATCGGGCCGCTCGCGAAGTTCATGGAACTCATGTCGAGCCCCACGATGGGCCGCAGTCCGTTCGCATCGCCTCGTGCGTCGGCCGCTGAGCAAGCAATGTTTGACGCGTTCCAGCTTCCGAAAATCTTCGATCCGAGCATGCTCCGTGCTGTGCTATCGCAGCTCGGGCCGACCGTCGCGGATAACGGCCCGTGGTCGTGGCGATCTCCTGGTCAATCGGTTCCGACCGGCTTCGATTTCTGGGCGAACCGACAAACCACACGGTTCATGGCGCCGAACTTCGAGGACAGATGGGGCTTTCAGAACTTCGAGTTTCGGCGTAGCAAGGCGCGCGGGATTTCGCCCGACTCGGCCGACGCTGACATAGATCTGCGCGGTGTGAGTGACGACATCGAGGCGCAGACCAACAAGTGGTCAGAGCACCTCGGTCGAGTCGCTGACTCGCTCGGTGTGAGCATCGCGAATGCTTTTACGCGCGGCAAGCAGGGCGTTCGCGAACTCGGCGAGTTCATCAAGTCCTACCTCATCAACGAAGTGCTTGGAGGTCTGCTCGGGACGGCTATTCGCGCGATCTTCAAGATCGGCGGAAGGAGTGGCATCTTCGGCGTGATCAACAGGGTTGGCAGTCGCTCGGACAGCGGATCGACTCCGAAACGCTCGATCGGCGCAGCCACGCAACCCAGTTTTGCGGTCAACGTGACCGGCGTTCTTCCCGGCGGGATCGTGGAAGTGATCCGAAACGATATCCAGGCGTCACGCGTGTTGGTTCGCGAAGTCGTCGCGCCACAGCAGCGTGCGCTATCGATGAGATGAAAGGGCCTACCGATGTTGTTCAAGCGGAAAATCGTGATCGGATTGCCCTGGTACGAGCACCGATGCGACATGCAAGTCGCGTTGGCGTTTGACCGATTGGTGCGTCCCGCCGATTCCCTGTTCGGAATCATGATCGCCCCCGGGATGGAGATTGACTCCGCTCGAACGCTACTTGCCGCGCGTATGCTGACCGACCCCAACACCGAGTGGACGCACCTTTTCATGATGGACGACGATTCGGTCGTAGGCCCCGAGACGCTCGTCGCGATGATCGAGGCCGACAAGGACTGCATCTGTGGTGTCGGGTTCAAAAAGGACCTGAAAGCTGAGCCCGCCGTGTGGTGCTTCGAGGACCCTGACAAGCTCAACCTGGGGTTCTTGCCTTGTCCCGTCCCGGAGTGCATGAACGCCGACACATCCGGAACCCCCAAGGTCGGGTGCTGGCAGTGCCATGGGAGCGGGAAGGTATCGAAACCACCCTACCCGGTAGCGGCATCGGGGTTCGCGGCTGTGCTGATCAAGCGGGCGTGCTTGGCTGGAACGTGGGAGCACATCAAGCAGGTAGAGAACAACCACGAGTCCATGCTGTTCCGCCATCACGAGAGCGGAGCGAGCGAGGACGCCTATTTCTGCAACATGGCGCGCGAGGCCGGATTCAAGGTCTGGGTTCACCCCGGAATCGAGGTCACGCACATCGACTTTGACGGCAACATCTGGAACTACGACGACATTGGGCGCAACTGCTACAACATCCCGCCCGAGATGGCGGCGGAGATCAGGATGTACTCAGCCGAGCGCCATGGCCTGTTGCCACCGAAGATCGATCGTGCCGCTGACATCGTTCCAGCGTGCTTCACGCCCGGTCCAAACAACGCTGACGTGCAACTTGCCGCGGCGGCACGCAGGAAGATGTTCAAGTGAAAACCGTCACCGACTGGTACATGCACCTGAACCGCGCCGGCGGGGCCTACTTCGTTCGCTACCTCTTGACTCACAAGAGCGGCGGGGCGGTGCGTGACATCACTCGGTACTTGATCCCGTCGTCTGAGCGTGGCTCCGCTCCCGTGATCGACGAGGCGGTTCGCACCTCCGACGGCGTGCTCGACGGCGGCGATGTGGTGATCCCGGTGGACAACCGAAGCGGATATTTCATCGGATCGCGAACCGCACCCGGCATCTTCGATGACGCCAAGGCGGGCGACTGGCGGCTCAGGATCATCACGGGCCACCAAGAGGCCACGGACGAGCTGACGGCGTGGTACGGGGTAGTGGACGTGGAGCAACTCACCGCGAACGAGTTCGGCACGTCGCTCTTCATCACCGCGATCAGCTACGTTGGGTTGATGCGCCGCCGCGCTGCCTGGGATGGCGACGACCGGCATATCCGGCTGCGCAACCAGACGGTTCGCCAAATCTGCCAGGAGATGCTGGATCGGGTCGACGACCACAACGACATCGTGATGGACTACACCTTGCACGCCGACCTCGAAGGCTCGCAGGTGTTCCCGCAGGTCTACGATAGCCTCGTCACCGACGATCGTCAGGGCATGGGCGGACCGTACGGCGGGCTGTGGTTCCTCAAGACCGACGGGACCCATGATTGGTTCTGGGGCATCACGGCGCTCGGCGGAAATCAGATCTACGTGCTGAAGTGGTCGATCGCGGATCAGAACATCGCCGACGTGAGCATCAAGTGGGGCCAGACGATCCCGAACGACTGGTTGAGTGTCTTGCCTGCGGCGACCGATGCCACCTACGGCGAGCAGTTCTGGGTCCTCACGCCGCAGTTCCTGTTTCGGGTTGCGCCGAACTACGCGAGCGGGCCCGCGATCCGGATGGTGTTCGGGCCGAAGAACTTTCGTTCGTTGACCGTCTCGTCCGATGGCGTTACCGCGTACGTCTACGCATGGGGGCTACTTGGGGCGGTGGATGGCTGGCACCGAACGACATCCGATGTTGGAACCGCAAACCCGCCCGCTCTTGGTGACATCCGAATTCACCCGGACCCGTCCGGGATATCGAACGTGGTGACGATCGACGGAATACGCCACATCCTGGGGGCGGTCCGAAGCTCCGATGGCCTCTACACGATGTGCGTCTACACGAAGGAAGATCCCCAAAGCGCGCCGTGCAGCTACCGAGCTGCCGTCATCAAGCATTCCGATTGGTCAATCCAGACGGACGACCCGGTTTCCGGGCAAGCAACCGTGAATTTCAGCGCGTGTCACTACGTTCAAAATGGCGTGTGGTGGGGTCTGCTATCGACCCGTTACGCAAACACGTGGCGGAACGATGGCGGGGTGTGGGGCTATGTCGTCAACAACTTTGGGGGCGACCCAACCGCTGGGAAGCCAACGACGTTCGGTGCCGAGTCGTTCGGTTTCGGCGACCTGTCGTTTGGCCCAGCCGACGGCGTTGGGTTGCTGGAAAACGAGGACTGGGATGGCGACTACGACCAGCGGCTCGACGTGATTGTTGACGCGGTGCCGATCCGGGACAACTCCGGGGTGGCGGTTCTGATCCGCTCCTACGGCGACGCGACCCGACCCCAGACCTCGTTTGAGCTTGGCATGGCGGTTCGGGTCTTTGAGATGGATGCCACAGGCGCGTTCAGCGAGCGCTACCGGAGCGTCATCCTGAACAACCCCGACCCTGACTACAAGAACTCTAGGGTGCGCCTCAGCGAGCCCGCTGACGGCCTGGGGGGCCTTCCCGATCAGTTCCTCATGCTCGGATCGATCGACGAGTACGACCCGACGATCGACGAGCAGGAGTACGTCTACTACGTCCAATCGAGCCTCAACACCTCGCCGACCGTCGCCCGGATCGACATGCGGGACCGAAGCGCGTTCGACATCATGTCGCTTTCGTTGCTCGCCGTCGATCAATGGGCGGCGTTCGTCTGGAACGACACGGCTGCTGCCCCCAGGTTGGTCGTCCGGTCGTCCGACATGAATTACGGCACCTACACGGAGTCGTTGGCCCGCGCCTCAGACATTCAGATCGCATCGGTTTCCCAAAAGGTGGATGGGGTGATTGTCACCGGATGGGGCGGGCAAGTCTTCAAGTCCGGCGACACCGAGAGCCCGGACGCCAACAAGGTGCAGATTCAGAACGAGCTGGTTCAACCCTCGTTCGGCCAGGCGCTGGCCGATCGCGTGCTGGCGCGCTCCGGCCCCCGGACCGTCGTCTACCGGATCAACGGGCCGTTCCGCCCGCACATCGAGTTGCTCGACAGCGTGCCGGTCTTCATGGACTTCGACGCGGACAACAAAACCGCAATCGTCACGGCGCGCAAAGTCGACCTCGGGTCGTTCCAGTCGTCGCTCGAAGCCGTGGAGGTGGTGTAATGGCGGCCAGCTCGTGGACGGTTGCGGCGGGAAACCTGATCTATGCGCCCTCGTCGTTCAGCCAGCCGCAGATCCGGCTGATTGGCGGCGTGAACCTTGTCGGCGCAAATGACGACTTCGAGGTCAGTGTCGGGGATTGGGCCGCCGGGGACGCGTATGGAGCCGTCGCGCGTGTGTTCAACCCATACGGGCCAAGGGGCCGCTACGTCCTCGAGGTGTCCGGCGTGAGCGCGAGCGAGACCGGGTACGCCATCGCGACCTTCGATACCGGTCAGACCGTGACCGATGAGTCCTTCCTCGCCTCGTGCTGGGTCATGAGCCCGGACCGTGACATCACCGACTTCCGGTTGCAGCTCGTCGGGACCACGACGACCGAGGCGCACCACACCGGCGACGTGGCGTTGACTCAGATGGCGTGGACGCAGGTGGTGTTGATCGCCTCGTTCGCCACCGCGACCGACGATACGCTCAAGATGTACCTCATGGCGTCTCACACGCCGAGCGCGACCGCGCGGGTGTTTGTCGCTCGGCCCCGTCTACACCGGATCTTCGAGACGCTGAACGGGTTCCCGGACAACCCGCTTCCTGAGATCCGATTCGAGCCGTGGGAGAAACTCCAGCCGTGGCGGTCCGCCTATGGCGACCTGAGCTACGCGCGAGACGGGTTCGTCCCTCGGGTCCGGTTCCCTCACCCGGCGGTCACGGGGTCGGAAACGCAACTCGTCGTGAAGATCATGAACCACCGAGGTCTGCTGGCCGTCCAGCCGGACGCAAATTCGAGTTTCGTCATGTTGATGCGGCACGTCTCGGGGTTTGAGTACGAGACGCTGGCGCAACGCGCGCTCGGCTACCAGGGTGAGCTCGAGCTGGTCGGCGTGGAGCCCATGATTGCAATCCCCGGCGGGGTGTTCTACGTCGAGGAGGAGGCTACCTACTATGTGGTGCGGCAGAATTTCGTTGTCGCGAGTTAGCCTCGCGCTGCTCGCCTTGCTGTTGACGTTCCGTTCCGCGTCCTCGCTCGACCCCGAGGCAAGCCGGTTCTACTTGCACGTGGCGGACGCTACAGGCGCGTGGACCGATGCCGCCGACGACGTCGACCTTCGGCCGAGCGATGACGCCGTGACGGCCTACGACATGACCTACGCGAGCGGCGGAATGTGGTGGATCGCGTACGGCGACCTGAACAACACGGACGAGTACGACGTGTATGTCAACGGGTCCCAGACCGCGATGCAGCACCTCATCATTGGACCGGCGAACGCGCAAAACGCGGTGCAGTCCGACGACATTCTGGCCGACGCCGTGACAGGCGCGAAGATCAGTGAGGCCACGCAGATCGCGCTCGAACCCAACGCGTCCTCGGGCTTCGACGCCGACCTGTCGGTAAACAACCCGGCCGGCGGAAGCGCCGTCACGGTCGCGATGGGGACGGCAAACGCTCAGACCGGGATCGCGGTCACAGGGATCGCCGGGGCGTCGTCGGCTGGCGTCTCGCTCGCGGTTGGCGGTTCCGCGTCCGGAACCACGGGCCTCCGGGTCGTCGACACCTCGAGCGGGGGGAGCGCGGAAGGCATCTACGTCTCTGCATCCAACGCCGACACGACCTCGGCCGGCGTGAACGTGGACGGGGCCGGCACGCGCCTCGTCTCGGTGTCGAGTTCCGGCGCAAGCGCGATCGGGGCGAAGATTGTCGCCAGCGACGCCAGCGGGGTCGCGCTGAAGGCCGAGCATGTCGGGTCGGGGGTGGCGGCGCAGATCCAGTCGGCGGGCGGCACCGGATTGCAGCTCATCGGGAGCAACGCGACCAACACGGACGTTCTGCTCGACGTGTCGGGCTCGGGCCGCATGACGCTCGACCCGTCTCTCATCGACGATGACTCGTTCATGCGTGGGACGTTTGCGGACGGCGACGAGGAATTCTTGCGCATCGATCTCACGTCTGCCGACGACGGGGCGGACGGGATACTGGTTGATGCGAACGGGACGGGTGACAACCAGACCGCGATCACGGCCGTGGGTCGTGGGGATTTCTCGGTCGGGTTGGCCGCGCTCAAGTCAACGACGCAAGGGATTGGACTCTTTGCGTCAACGGGGCCGACGTTCACCTACCCGACGCTCGCGGATTACCCGGCGGTGTACATCGAAGGCGACCTGGCGTCCGCGATAACGGCTCGCATCGCTCATACCGGAGCAAAGTCCGCGTTGTTGGTCGACGACGCCTATGGCGGTACGCGGGCCGCTACAACGGGGGTTGTGTGGGCGACCGTCGATGAAAGCAACGCGCTCACCTCGGCCTATCGGGCCGGGCTGGACGCATCCGGTAGTGCATCGAAGGGCTACCGAGTTGACGCGCCGGACGGCTACACGGGCGATGCCTTCTACGTCTACCACAACGGCGCGAACACCATCACGGGCAGCGGGTTTCAGTGGGATTGGGGCAACACGTCGGCCATCTACTCGGGAACCGGCTACATCTACCACGATGGGTCCTCGCAGTCGGTTGGGAACTCTGGACCGTTGGTGTCGATCACGGCGAACCAGGCCAGCGGACCGATGGTCGACCTAAGCGCGACGAACAACGGGGAGTGCCTCGAAGTCACGGCCGCCGACGGCAAGAACGCGATCGACGTGACCAACGGGATCGTCAACGTAACGGCTGGTCAGATCAATTTGCCTTCCGGCTATGAGTCCGCCGCCCAGGGAGCAGCCTACTACGACGGGACGACCAACTCGCTGTTCGTCTACGACACGGGGTCGGGGTGGGTTCATCGGGAGGCGTCAGTCGATGGGTCAGCGGATACCCTGTACATCCCCATCGATGTGTACACCGATGACTGGACGGGGGACATTACGAGTTACGCGGTGTCCGATGGTCGGTTCAACATCCTCGATGGTGACGACGCAGATAGCGGGGATCTGTTCCTCAGTTTCGGTCGGTTGCTTGGCAGGCATACCAACAACTTCGAGATTCACCTTGCTCTCGGATGGCACGACGCGGCAGGGACCGAGACGGCATACGTTCATCGACTCAATTTCGGGATGATCCTGAAGTCCATGACGGACGTGTCGTCGCCGTCGGGATATGCAGCCGAGTCGAAAACCATCACGATGTCGTCCACGGAATACACCACGGTCGAGGCCGTGTTCGACTTCACGGGCGTTGAACTATCGGCGGCGTCTACTGACTTCTCGTGTTACATCGTTCTGGAACGCGATGAGAACCACGCGGATGACACGGCGGCTGCCACGACCGACACGATGATCCGTGGCGGCTACGTCAAAATCTGGTAGGGGGACCGATGAAGAAGTCGATCGCTATAATTCTCATCGTGTTGATCCCGCTTGTCATGTCAGGAGCAGCCCATCTCCAAGAGATCCGAGATGGCTCGGTCACGCTCGACAAGCTCGGGACCGACGTGATCGCAGAAATCGCAAGCGCCGGAGCCGTCACACCCGGAGAGGTTGACACTCTCTATGCCGGGTTTGGCGCGAGCGCCGACACGCTGGTCATGTCTCTTGACGCGGCGGCGACACGCAATTTCGGCGTGACGTTTTCTTCCGTTGGGACGTACTTCGGCCCTGTCGCGCTATTCGATGAAACGGATTACCTGACGTGGGGTGTCTACATACCAAAGGCGCACAAGGCCGGTCGTACGACCGTGCGAATCACATGCGCTTACGGATCGTCCGGTGCGACCGACGGAGAACACTCCCTAACGTTTCGCGCTGACGGCGCGTCTGCCGCGTCTACGTATGCGTGGACATCTGAAACCGTCACCACGACACCACCATTCAACGGGTACGTGGGCAAGAAAGTCCAGGGCGTGGTCGCTGGTGCGATATCGGATTACGATGATTTCCTTTGGATCGGGATCGAAAGAAACTCCGGCGACGCAGGAACCGGCCAGGGCGTGCTTTTCGGTGCCGTACTCGTGGAGGTCTACTGATGATGACATCACACCGAGAACGATGGATGGTCGTCGCGATCGCCGGTCTCGTCTCGCTCCAGGGGGCGACCCGGTATCTTGCTCCGGACGGTTCAGATTCAGGAGATGCACTGACCGAGTTGAACTCATGGAGGACGCTGGAGTACGCGATCGTCACGTCGAGCCTCGCGAGCGGCGACACGCTCCTACTCTGCGCCGGGATCGACGGCGAGCCGGGGATCGGGCTATGGGATAGCACCGACGTTCCCACCCAAGCGCAGCCGGCAGCGGCGAAATCAGGGACCCCGGGCGACTGGACATACATCCTGCCCGATACGGGGGTGACGGCCCGATTCGATGGTGCGGTCGTCACGTCTCCAGGCGATGCGACCGCGATCATCTGGCAGTCGCAATCGAGCAAGCGCGAGCGATGGGCGATCATCGGCAAGGTCAATGGCGGTCGTATTCAGTTCGTCAACTGGCACGATCAGGACACGCTTTCGTCGGTGTCAAACGATCCCGTCTTATACGTCGAGAACAAGTACGGGGACGGAACATCAATCACGGGGTTCCTGTTCGATGGACTGGAGTTCTTCAGCGACGACCCGCTCTTTCCCGAGCCGCGCGGAAAGCAGCAATCGTGTCCGATCGTGTTTTCGTCCTTTTCCACGTCGCCCTACACGGATTACATCGACAGCGTGACAGTTTCGCGATGCGACTTTCTCGACTCCAACAATGACGCCTTGGTCACCGCGCGCCATCATGGTCTGTATGTCGGTGACAACACGATGACCCGACGCAAGATCTGGTGGGAGATCCTTTCAGGAGAGACGAACTTCGGTGAGCCCGACGGATCGCACGGCGACGGATTGTGGATGCACCGGCCCGAGGTCTACGGCGGGATCGTCGAGCGCAATGTGGTCTCGGGTTTCGACCACGGGATGTGCTACGCCGGACAGGGGCTCATTGTCCGAAACAACGTCATTCACGATGTGATGGACGAGTTCATCTGGTTGCACACGTCGAACCCGAGCCTGGACCATCCGGTCCCGACCAACTGCATTCTTCGCGACAACTTGTGCTGGAGAGGCGGAGACGACGGAGTGACGTTGACTGGCGTAAACACCTGGTTCGTCCATAACACCCTATACCACTACTCCGACATGGGCATCATTCTCAACGAGGGTTCCCTGCCGGGCGGCAGCACGGCTGGGCCGTTTTACATCCTCGGAAACATCTTCGCGGAGTCGACGGGATGGAACGAGGGAGACGGCACTCACCCCGGAGCGCAGATCGAAGCGACCGTCTCATCGAGCGTGTGGGATTACAATCTGTGGCACGACCGAGATGGGTACAAATATTGGTTGGATCAGAGCCAATCAGCCCAACCCGTGGATGAGCTATCCGAGTGGCAGGCGTTCGGGTACGACGCTAACGGTATTTGGGCGAATCCTGCGTTTGTTGACTCGGTAGCATATGGAGCGACGCCGACGCTCGCACCGACGATCGTGTCTCCTCTTGTCGGAGCCGGGCTTGATGGCCGAAGCATCGGCGCAGTTCCGTGCTTCGGCTGCCCATCATTCAGCCTCTCCGTTACTGGAGATGATCCAGACTCTGTGCGCATCGAGTGGTGGCATCCCGACGGGTCCGAAGGCGACACGCGACGAGACCTTGCGGTTTCGCAGTGGCGCGATCGCGCGTGGATCGCGGATATCGACGAGGCGCAAATCGGGAGCGCGACGGGCGCATGGTCGGTCTACATGGGCGGATCGACTACGCCTGAAGTCATCCAGGACATGACGGCAGTCTCTGCCGAGATGATCGCTAGTGCAGTCGATCTTCAACTCGACGACGAAGTCGCCTCCCTGAGTGACATGTCGATTGGGCTGAGCCTTGACATTGCCGATCTCTCGGTGAATATGGCTCTAGAGTTTGAGGATGTGCCAACGGCCGAAGAAATAGCGGCTGTCGTCGCCGTTACCGCAGTCGACTCCGTGCGCGCCGTCGGGACTGTCACGCTCACCGAGCAGGTCAACGAGTGGGTCACAGGCACGGACGGGGACCCGCTCACCATCACCGTCACGGACGCCGCAACCTCCGCGACAGTCCAGAACGCAACCGTGAAGCTGTTCACGGACGCGCTGAACACGAGCCTTCACGACTGGCTCATGACGGGGGTCGCAGGGACGTGCGAGACGAACATCGAACTCGGAGCGTCGTACTACTACCGTGCGTGGCGACCCGGCGAGTATGGGACCGATACCGGGACCATCCGAAGGATCGATCAGCCGCCTTGGACCGAGACAATCGCGCTCACCGCGATCGAGCTAGACCAGGCCCTTGAACCCGATCATTGCATCATGGGGTGGCAAGCCGTCACGGGCGAAGGTGTCGGTATCGACTCGATCGAGGTCGTGGTCACGTGGCAAGGCAGGGGTGTGACGGCGGGATCCGGGTCGGTCGCGCTCGGCAAGCTGACCGGGCGCACCGACATCAACGGAATCGCCCAGTTCGATCTCTATCGCTCCAGTGAGGTTGTACCGATCGGGGCGATGACCCGGTGGGAGTTCACCGATATGCGCATTCCGGCCGTGTGGGAGTTTACAACGCTTCGAGACGTGACGGTTCCGGACGCAGCGTCCGCGTGGGCGATCGACAACGACTAACTCTGGTCGGTCGGCAGTCGGAAAACCCAATAGGCCCGGGGACTCATCCGACTGTCGTCCGGCCGGTTCGGGGGCGATACATGGCCGAAGAGCGCCCGCACCGGGGGCTTAACATCAACTGGATTGGAGCTGCTTCGATCGCGTTGTCCCTCTTCATTTCGGCTCTGGTCCTCGCAGCGAAGTTCGGGCGCATGACGGCCGAGGTAGAGCGCCTCTCGGAGACAATATCGGAGATGTCACAGACGATGGCGGTGAGATCCCAGCAACAGGGCGACGAAATCTCTGGAGTCAAGGAGCGCGTCGCGCGCCTCGAAGGGAGACGGAATGAATAAGGGCCAAGCATTTGTCATTGCATTGGCATGTGCTGCTGTGATTGCGATGGCTGCGCAGTCGATGATCGACAGACTAACCCCTCCGCCCGCTGCGATGGCCGAGGCGGTCAAAGCGCAGATCGTCGTCAAAGTAGAGTCGCCGGCGGAACTCGTCTCGCTGGTCGTGATCGACGGGCGGCAGTACATCCGATATCCGATGCAGCTCGAACTGACCCCCAGCGTGTGGGTCCCCGTGACCGCCTCACTGGCGGTCGACACGTACCGACGGATGAATGAGGTGGTCGCGAATGATGACGAGCATGTCAAGTGATCATGACGGTTCACATCGCGCTCCCTCGTGACCGGTTCCGCGCCGGGACGATCCGGGCGACCTTCCAGCCGGAAGGCGGCGAGCCCGCCCGCGAAAAAGTAGACCTCGGCGCGTGTCTCGGAAAGTCGGACAACACGCGCGCGAGGGCCGCCGGCAACCCGTCACGGGACCCGCGCAACCCGTTCGGCGACTTTCCGCTCGGCACCTACCGTGGCGTGGTGTCGAGCGAGCTGTGGTATCCGCTGCGCTCCTACGGGGCCGAGCCGCCGGTCATGCTCTCGCCCGTCTCAGGAGACGCGCTAGAGGCGTATCGCAACGGTAGGCGGGGGCTGGCCATCCATAGCGGGGATCTTCGCAAGGGCCGCCTACGGGTCACGCACGGGTGTCTGCGGGTCACGCCGGGGGCGCACGCCGAGCTCGTCTCACTCGCTCGGGAATGCACAGCGATCGTCGTTGAAGCGATCGAATCGATTGGAGGTACGACATGACGATTGACGGAATCGCGCGGGTAGCGTACGAAGCTCTCCGCGCCTACGGAACGACGATCGGGGACCCCGCCCGTGTACCTTACGATGACGCGCTGGAGTACGATCGGGACGTTGTCGTCGATGGCGTCAAGGCCGCGCTCGCGCACGGAACTATGACTCCTGAGCGTAGCCACGCGGATTGGATCAGCCGCATGTTTGAAGATGGCTGGCGTCGCGGTGACGTGCTGGACGATGACGCAAAAACACATCCATCAATCGTGCCGTACTACGCGCTCCCTGATCAGGAGAAGGCCAAGGATGTGCTCTTCGTGGCGATCGTCGCCGCACTGGCCCCACACATTGAGGTGACACCATGATCGACACGCTCACAGTGAGCCCCGACCCGGGGCTGGACATCATGGCGGCGCTCCGCCAGGTGCTCCTGATTGCGATTCCGTTCATCGCGGCTGGGCTGGGAAAGCTGTTGATGCGCGTGCCGTGGATCCCACATGATCGCGTGCCGTGGGTACTGGGCCTTCTAGGCGGTCTCCTTGGTCAGCTCTGGCCCGAGCTTCTGGGGTCGCTCGCCATGGCTGGGCTTGCCGGGGTCGGGGGCAACACGGTCCATGCGGCCGGCAAGGCAATCGACAAGGTGCGTGTAGCGCACAAGACCAACCGGCCGTTCGTCGCGGGGGGCTCGTCATGACATGTATGTGGGGGCCAGGAACGCCGCCAGAAAACTGGTGGACAACGTCATGCGGGAAGGTCCATCAGTTTTACGGTGCGGCGCCGATCGATGCTGAGTTCGTGTTTTGCCCGTTCTGCGCGCAACGGATCATCGTTGATTCCGGCGACCAACTTCTACCGATGACCCCGTGGCAGTCCTGCGATGTGACCGTCAGGTGGTCCAACGATGCCAATCGATTTGTGGCTACCTCAGACTCGACTCCGGGGCTGTCTGGGTCGGGGCCGACGCGGGAGATTGCCATCGCGGAGCTGGTAAGGGCGATGGCAGCGGGATCGGAGGTGGACACGTGAGCCTCTGGAAGTCCATCAAGAAACTCACGCCGCGCAAGATCGCACGGGTCATCGTGTCGATCGCGGAGTGGCTTCGAATCCTTGGCGTGGACGAGGACAAGCCAAAGCCACGTGCGCCTAGAAGGATTCCGCGATGATCGCAGAAGCGTCATTCTCGGCGCTCACGGATCCGCAGTGCGAGGAGATCGTCGAGCGGTTCGGGGGGAAGCCGTGAGCGACGAACCGACTTCGACGCTTACTGTAGCGGGCGTCACATTCGACGCGTCTCGGGTTGTGAGTGCGGTGGTCAAGATCGATGGTCGGCACATCACGATAGGCGAGAAGGACGACGAGCCACGTAAGCCCGGATTCAGGAGCGAGCCATGAGCCTCTGGGTCTCCCTCTGCAAGCTCACCCTGCGCCGCCTCGCCCGCGCGATCGGGCTTGCCAAGACGGCGGACAAGCGGTAGCGTGTCAGATAGACGGTCGCATCCCGCGACCGAGACAGACAGGGAGGTAGACATGTTCGTTCGGGTAATCCGCCACATCGCTGGCGGAGAACGATACGATTCGTTGTTCGAGTGCGGTCATGTTCGGATCGGCAGGAACAAGACCGATTCGACCGTATCTGTGATGATTGAGGGATGTACGGGCATGGGCAACGACGGTATCGTTGAGCTCGAGTTCGATACCAACGCGATCGACGTGGGCCTGTATTTCATGAACGGACGTGGCCAGACGATCGACCATTACAGGTGGGGACAGCCATCTCACCCGGTCACTCTGGACCACGCACCCCCGCACGCCGACGCCACCGTTGCGGACACTTCTGTTGACATGGCCCCGATGGTGACGTAGTAATTCCCGTCGGCACCCCACTATGCCGACGATTTCGCCTATGGCAGCTTGATCTCTCCGCTGATCACTCCACGCACGAGCCAGGCGAGAAGGTCCTGCTTGCTCGCGATCTCGAGCCCGGCGTGGCTTCGGCGCATCAGGATCTTGTCCAGCGCGTCACGCTCCGACTTCGGGAGGCGGAGGCCCGCGGTCACCACGCGGGCGCTCTGAGCCTTTCGTGGTCGGCCCTTGCCGCGACCTGCTTTCGATGGACGGCCGTCAGTGCCGGTCATCGGGCCTCCCTACCCAGCGTGATACGCAGCTCCCCACCCCCAGCCACCCAACTCCGCTCACCGTAGTACGTCACCAGCTCACCGTCGAACGCCTCGCCGATCCTGTCGCGGACGGCGAGGATATACGCCACATCGTCAGCGTCGTGGAAGCTGGACGTACTCCACTCCGTGACCCTCGCCCGCACCTCATCTAGCGTCAGGACATCCCCCTTGACGAGGCCGAGCACCGTGGTCGTGATCCGGTAGCGGGTCATGACTCGGCTCGCACGTGGACGCGCCAGTGACGGCCAGCGACCGTGCCCCAGAACTCCAACAGTCCATCGTAGGTATCCGTCCAGTAGTAGCACTCTGCCCGCAAATACGCGACCGTCGCGGCGTCGCCATCGATCGTCACGATCTCGGCCCTCGCCGAGCTCCGCGCGATGGCGTCTCTTGCTACCTCGCTCATCTCACCCCTCCGTCTCCGCCGGTCACCATCGACCGACACAGAGATACTACGACACGACATGTAGACATGTCTACAAAAAAAACGCCTCCGCAACCGATTGGCAATGCGTCATTTATACGATTCTTTCATTTGCCATAGTGCAAGATCATGGTGGATCGGGTCGGCAGTCGTAGCGCGCCTCACTTGATCGCCCGGTCCAGGTGCGTCAGCCCGAGCGACCCGTGCCGCGCTCGGTACCGTTGCAGCGCCGCCCGCCCGGGCCTCGTGATCTCGAAGAGCGCCACGTCCAACCTCGTGTCCCATCGCGAGCACCATGCCAGCGGAGATCCGCCCGTGGGGTTGGTGAGGCCCAGGATCGTTTCGCCTTCGGTGTCGATGTCCGGCCCGCGGATCTCCGAGGCGCTCAGGGGTCGGCCCGCTCGCGCTAGTCTTGCCAGCGCCCGCGCGTCCGCTGTGCTCGGGATGCCATCGATCACGCGCTCACTGTGGGCAGGGGGCCTCACGGCGTCTCGATCGACACGGGGTCCGCAGAGGTAGCGTCGACTCGCGCTCATCTCCAAATCTCCTGTCTCAGTTTTGGTGTGTCGACCAAACCTTGCGCCCAATCCCACGCCCGACCTCACATCGTCGAGCGTGTTCAGTAACCATCAAAGATCCCCCGCTGTACGTGCGAGTCGATACAGGCGGGCGAGAACCAGATTCGCTCCCGCTCGTTGTTCCCGCCCGATCCTTTGCCACGCTCGTTTGACATCCCGCCATTCGCGCACCACTTGTACACGTCCCATCCCATCGCTTCGAGGTCCTCGTGTCCCTCGTCTTCATAGCCACACAGCGCGATTCGGTACTCGGTCGGCGCGGTCTTGCACCACTCCAGGACATCATGCGCGACAGTCAGCGACTCGGATGAGTAGATGCGCGAGTCTCGCCCCGCTTCGGCAGAGTAGGGCGGATCGAGGAAGATCCCTCGCACGCCGCCAACAGCCGGTGCCATTGCCGACGGCGTGACGACGCGCGCCCAATCGCCACACGCGACGCGCACGCGTCTCAGCCTGCACGATAGATCGGTCAGCCAATCAACAAGCCCATCGCGTCCCGCTATGACCCCTTGCCCTGCGCTGGCAAGATAAATCCGTCCCCGATTCACCCCTCTCCCCGCGTTGCCAAGTTGGATCAGTTTCCGCGTCACCCCATCCCCCTCCCGATCATCGCGGATGAGCTGCCAGTCGCCCGGCGCGACTTCGACGCGATGCCACGGCCCTTTGCCGCTGCACATCTCGCCGCCGATCCAGCACGCGATACACCACAGCCACCATCCCGCGATCTTCGCGTCGTAGTAGTCCGGATCGCCTTCAAGACGCGCGCGTAGATCGGCTCGGCGCTCGGTCAGCCATGCGTGTCGGGCGTGCAGGTCGCACTCGTTCACGGGCCACGAGGCCCATCCCGCCGTCTGGGTCGGGTCGTGCAGGATCGCGCGCCAGGCGTTGCTCACGAAGCCATCGAGGTCGTTGACCGTCTCGACGCGCCGTGTGTGTGTCGTCGGTCGCCCGAGTAGCACGGCCAGCGATCCCGCGAAAGGCTCGGCGTAGACATCGACATCGCCGAAGCGTCGCCACACCTCGTGCGCGACTTTGCGCTTGCCGCCGAACCACGGGAAGGGAGCTTTCACGCGCGGCCCCCCGGCATCTCGTCCCACGTCCGTCCGTCGAGCAACTCGATCTTGATCTTGGCCATCACCGCGTCTCCCCGTACCAAGCCAGGATGCAATCGCAACAAATGTAAAAACGGCGAAATCCTTCGTATCGGCAGACTGCGGAGTAGATGACAGCACGCGGTCCTACGTCTATCGAGTGCTCGTCGTAACTCACGCAGCACGTATGTGGCACTCGCGTCGTCACCACTCGCGATTTCACGCAATGCCACCCTCCGTCGCCTTTGTCGTCTGCGAACGGGTCATAGGCGGCGATCTCATCATCCGTCCACTCGATCTTCCGCTTGCTCACGGTGTAGCCTCTCGGTAGTCGAGATCGCGCACAACCTCCCGCCGTCTCATCGCCGCCGCCAGCACCTCCCGCCCGCGCGCGGTGATCGTCCACTCGCACGGCAAGCCCCGGCCCGGCCGACGCGAGGTCGCCAACCCGCGCCGCACAAGTCCCATGAGGCACTGATGCGGTAGAGCGATCATGCCGCTGCCGGTCAACGGGTGGACGTAGGTGCATCGCGTCAAGATGCTCAGCGTGTCGATCATGGCGTCGGTGATCGTCACGCCGTCGACGGTCCTCCACTTACCCGATGGCATCGTCGGGCTCGTCGTCGTCGGGTGCGACGTACTCCACTTCCTCGATCGGCTTGCCGCAGTAGGGGCACCATCGATATTCGAGGGCGTCGAAGCGCCCATTTATGCACGCCGTCCGCCATCCCCCTTCAGCGTCCTCTTCCCACCGGCACGTCGTCACCTTCTCCGCTGCCATTACTCCTCCTTCGCCGACTTGCAGATGTCGTCGATCTGATTGATCATCGCTCGCGCGTCATTGGCGCACGCCGACGCAACCTCGCGAGAGGTTAGCGCGTTGTCTCCGTATGCAGCGGCGGACCCAGACATCAGGATCGCGAGCAGCGTTTTCGGCCCAAGCTCGACCGTCGCTGCATGCGTCTCCTGAGCGAGTTGAGCACGCAGGCGATTCCTGTCCTTCTCAATAGCTGAAAGATCCGCGTCAAGCTTCCGGATGTCTCCTTTAAGACTCGTGATAATGTCGTGAAGTTTTGCGATTCTGATCAGTAGCGGCTCTCGCTGTTGACGAATGATGCCTGCGATCCCCAACGCATCAACACCTGGTTCGGGGGTGTTCTTCGCGTAGAAGTCACATGCAATCTTGACGCAGTGATTGAATTCGTCGTGGTCCTCCATCACTCCCCCTTGATGTGTGCGTCGATCTCGTCTAGAGCCCTGGTCGCCCCGTAGCATGCACCGTTTTCGATATGCCCCGGGAATGCCAGCATCCCAGCCGCAAGGATCGCGAGCAACGCCCGCTCATCGAGGCTCACGACCACGCGCACCGGCTCAAGCCGCGCCGTTGCCGCCAGCGTGTCGATCGATCCGCGCAGCGTCGCGATCTCCGCGTCTCGGAGCGCGAGCTGCTCCATCTGCTGCTGCACGATCCCGCGCAGCGCCTCGGCCTCGGCCGTGTGGTCGACGCTCGGTGACGTGATCCGGTGCTCGTTGATGTCCATCACTTTTCCTGCCCAATCTTGTTCGGGATCACGATCGGCGGAAACGCATCTACTTCGTTTTTCCACAGTGCGCTCCGGATGACTGACACGGTGTCGTCGACCCGTTTTCCTGCTGCCTGCAACCGCGTGGTGCAAGCCGGGCAGACAAGCCGATAGCGATCGGACTCAGTCATCCCCTGTGACGACACGCCAGCAGTGGCACCAATGACACGCCCACGCGCGGTGGATTGTGATCCGCACCACTCGCAGTAAGTCGCTTCCATCACCCCTCCTCTGTGCGCCACCGCCCGCCGTTCTCCGGAACCGTCTGCATGACAGGACCCGACGGGCAGTGGCAACGTGTCAGTCGCCTACCGATACACCGGCGGAGCGTGCCGCCCGTAGCCGCCGTCGTCATCCCCTCCGTCCGGAGGAGGATCCTGATAGTCGTCATCGCCGGTACCGTCGCCGCCGTCCTCGTCGTCCGTGGCACCGCCGTCATCGTACCCATGCTCGCAGTGCCCTCCCCAGAGGTGCCACGCCCGGCACCAGTCGCTATCGCACATGTGCCAGTCATCCGGGAACGCCGATGCGCCGCGAGCGCCGCCAAGCGCGAGAAACGCGAGCGCCAGAAGGATCCGATATCTCATGTCTCCTCCCGTCACAGGATCCGGTCAACGAGGTGGCGCAGCCACCAGAACAGATCGACAAACCGCTGGTCCTCGACGACCACCGCGCCGAACGCGGCCGCCGCGATCGGAAGCGCCATCATGCACGCCCCCCACGTGATCCAGTCCTTGATCCGCATCGACTCCTCCTCGCTCGCGCGCGCGCCGCCGATCGCACACCTTGCACTCCGAGCCCCACTCCCACCGTGCTGATCGCCCGTTCCTCGCCGATCGCCGCGTCACGTGCCAGTGGTCCCGATCTCTCGGCCACCACTCGCCGCACGTCGAACAGAGTCGGTCCGTCGTCGGGTCACCCTTCGGCTTCGCGCCGATGCGCACCCGAGGCCGACCGCCAGGCTTCGGGCTCATGGCATGCAGTCGAATCAGCCGACTGATGTGGCGCCCTGAGTGATTGGGATACGCTCTCCGAATCGCGCGGTAGGCTTCGGTTCGCGCAAGCCCACGCGTCGGGGCCGAGACGGTGGCGGTGAAGTCGTATCCGGCATAGACGACCGTCCATCGGCGGGGTGCGCTCATGCCTCGTCCTCGTCATCGAATACGACCCGCGCTCGTCGGTAGTCGCGCCTATCTGGCCACTCTGTTGTCATAGGATCAATGCGGCACGTGACAACTTCAACTTCATCGTCTTCATCTTCTGGCATGATCGCTCACACCGCCGGAGCAGCCTCGATCCGAGCTCGGAGATCAGCCAGAGCATCCTTGACGATTGCAAGCTCCGTCTCTGATGCCGCCAGCTCGGCCTCGGCTTCGCGGCGGGCGTCGGCGCGTTCACTCAAGATCAGTGCCGCAAGCAGGCGCAGAATCCAGACTGCGCGCGAGGCGATGGCTAAAGCCTCGTGGTCGACCAGGTCGTCTTCGATCTCGTCACTCATCGATACCTCCCGAAGATCACGGTGAGATCCTCACTGACGTAGTACCGGGCCCGCACGATCGCGGGCCTATCGTCGAGCGGCACGCGAACATCCCCGCCCTCTCGCGTGTACGTGGCCATCCGACCCCACGGAAGCGCGCACCAAGTCGCCGGGCCCAGGTCCTCGTACCAGACCTCCACCATGACCCACTGCGCTCGCGGGTCGATGCGCAGGGTCACCACGTCCGCTGTGTCGATGGGCGCAACACCTAGGCTCACGGGGCCGGGCGGCGCGGTGAAGGTCGCAAGCCCCGTCGAGTCCACGGTCACGGTCTGGCCTGCGACGGCGTAGGTGCCGGGCGAGAGGTCGGCGACGATGTGTGCGGGGTCGATCTCGAACAGCGCCGGCACGCCAGCCATGATCGCGAGGACGTTGCAGACGCGCTTACTCATCGGTCGGCCTTCGCTGGCATCGGCAGCAACGGGGGCATCGTCCCTCTCGTGTAGGCAATATCGATCTGCGGAAGCATGAACTCCCCCACCGTACGCCCGTTCGGTAGGAGGATGTGCGCGAGGAATTCCTCCTCAAACGTCGCGATCCCCGTCTCTACCGCTTCGAGCTTCGCCTTGATCACGAGCGCGAGCGCACGCCACCGCTGGCGGACGGCTTGCTCGTATGCCGCCTCGGCCTGCGTTGTGGACCGCACTCGCTTTCGCGCGGACGTTCTGGTGAACTCCGCGCTCGTGCGATCCGGCATGGTCAGGACGAACTGCACGCGACGGTGCGCCATTGCGAAGCCGACGACGGCGCGGCGTTGATCCCATCCCGACATGAAATCGGTGGCTCCGTATCGCGCCAGCAGCCGCTCGATCTCAGCCTTGGACCGCTCGCTCGGGACCGATGTATTTTCGGCGTACCGGGTCATCTCACCCCTCCCACACGAGCCGCGCGCGGGCGTACTGGCCGGTGCGCTTCATGCTCGCCGGGTCAACCGTCAGGATCTCGCACTCAGGCGAGATCGGGACCTCGAACCACACGTCAGTTTGCGTAAGCTCGATGCGCCCGTGTCCATCGCACGGCAGACACACCTTTCGGTAGACGCTGTCCGCGTTGTCGTCGTTGTATCCAGTTCCGCCGCACTCCGCGCACTTGACATGCCGCACGCCATGGTCGGCCTCTCTTGGCTCGCGGATCGATGCCTCCAGCGCAGCCGCCAGCGCGGTCTTGAGGTCCTCGATCTCCGCGTCACGCTCCGCAAGCAGCGCGCGCAGGTGCGCCGCCTCGTCGCGGTCGTCGACCAGGTCTGTCTCAATCGTCACTGCGCTACCTCCTCCTCCTCGGACAAGCACTCCTCGCACGCGGGCCACCCGCCGTGATCGAGGCACATCCAGCACACCCGATCAGGATCTGCGACACCGTGACAGAGCCAACATGTCGTCCACCCGATCACCCCGCCGCACATACACCGTCCATGCTCGCAGTCCATCGTCTCCCTCCAGTCAGCCGCCGACGGGTCGGGTCCTCTCTCCGCCGCACCCCGACCCGCCGACGCGCCTCCATCCCGGTGGACCGACCGATCTGCACCCGCCACCGGCCGAGCGTGAGGTAGGGTCCCGTGGCTAAACCGGGACCGTCTCCGTGGTCCTTCGTCAGTGCGCGAAAGGGTTCTCGCCACTGGCACGCCGTCAGTCGGTTGCAGCGGTTTGGACCGCGGAGCCATCGCGTGAACTTTCTTCGATCGCCACAGAGAGCCGCTCTCGCGCCTCAGCGAAAGCGCGCTCAGCCTCGGCCTCGGCTTTCCGGCAGCGGCCGATATTGTCAGTCGTGTTCACCAGGTACTTAGTCCACTTGTCGATCTCACCGTGAACAATGGCGAGGTTCCCGACTTCGCGTCGCACCTCGCCCTGTGCGGTGACCAGTGCCAAGTTCGCCGACGTAGCCGCATCCATCGCGGCTTTCACGCCATCGCTCAGTGCCATTCGTATCCCCCTTCCGCCACGGTTGGCGGGTACTAGGACGATTCGCCCTGTTCCTTTCTGATGTGATCCGAGATCCGTTGCAGGTCGGAGGTCGGCAAGTTCTTGAAGTCGGCCCACCGCGCGAGGTTGATACCGATCTTGTTCGCAACCCGCTTCGTGTCGGCGCGCATCGCGTCGTCTGACAGCTCGACGAGCAAGGCGTTTCGGTCATGATCGACATGCGACTCCGGGGCCGTCGCGTGCTGGAGCTGCTCATTGAGCGTCTCGGTTGAAACACCCGGTGTGTCGTCGTCGTCGACCACGTCATCTCTCATGATGTCGTGCTCGACTTCGAGCGATCCGATGTCTTGATGCGGGGCGCCTTCGTAGACGACGGGCTCGGTTGATGTACCAAGCAGCGCCGCCGCCGTCGCATCTCCCGCGATGTCACGACCGAGTACCGTCACGTACTCCGAGAGCATCGCGTGGACCCGCGCCCGTCGTTCCGCGTACTCCTTCGCGCCAAGCGTCGTGAGCACGAGGGGCCAATGCTTCTCTTCGCGCCCGCTGCCGTGCGTGACGATCTCGCGACGCTCGAGCGAAAACAGCACGCCCTTGAGCGAGCCGAAGAACCCTTGATAGTGGCGAAGCGAGTTCACGATGTTGTGGAAGCTGTGCAAAGAGCCGGTGTCGATCTGATACGCGGCGAACCCGATCTCCGGCAGGATGACCATGAGATTCCCGATCGGTTTACATTTCTTCAACGTCAGCAATTCACACGGGCATGCACGCTCCACGGTGATCGGCGCGCCGCCGACCTCTTCGCGCTCGAACACATCCCGCGCGCCGTCCTTCGTCAGCTTCGCGCGCATCGCGGTAGAGCCGTTGCCCTTGCACCACAGGCCGAGTCCCTTGCGGTAACTCTTGTACGCGTGCGGGAAGATTTCGCCGATGTCGTCTGATAGGAACATGACGACGAGGCGAGTCGGCTTGTCGCCGTACACGTCCGTGATCCGGTCGCGTCCTTCGAGGTCGGAGTCGAACACGAAGTACGGGCAGTCTTTCGGGTGAACGGACCCCTTGTCGTTCTCGACCTTGATACCGAGCCGGATCTTGCCGGCGCGCGGGACGGACGGCTGCACGTAGCCGACGATGGCTCGGTACTTCGCGCGGTCGATGGGGGTGAGACTCATGACTCTTCCCCCGCCGTCTCGAAGATCCGACTCGTGGCCCACACCGGCATGGTGATGTCGATGACCTCGCGCGGCCCGGCGGGCCAGTCGCCCGTCGATCGACAGCGCGAGTACTCCTCCATCGCGACCGCGTTCTGGATTCGCCCGGCTTCGACGTCCAGCTCGGAGAGCCGGTAGACGTAGCACTCGAACGGTGCAGTGTTCTGAACCGCGATGATGACGTAGTGGTCAACGGTGAGGCCCAGCTCGCGCGCGCCGTCGATGTAGTGCGCGCCCTGCCGGTAGTAGCCGTGGGTGTGGATCTCACGCGGGAACGCGGACGGGTCAGCCGCCCGCGAGGTCTTGAGATCAGCGAGCGTGCAGACGCTCGGGACCACGAGGTCGGGGCGCATCTTGCAGGTGAGGCCGTGCGTCGAGTCTTGCCAAATCCCCGTCGCCTCGCGCAGCGTCGACTGCCGGAGGATCGCCGCCGCCGCGGGGTGCGCGCGGACCGAAGCGATCATCCCTTGGACGGTCAGCCAGTCGTCGGTCGTGAGGACGACCATCCCTAGGTGGTCGTCGCGCCACGCCTTACCCTCTTTTGTTGCGAAGCTCATCCCATCGGGCTTGCCGATGACCTCGCGCGTGAATCTCTCGGGCTCGAGAATCGCCATGTGTAGCGCCTTGCCGACGCTCTTGGCCGGGGTGTCGTCGTCGAGGTCGGGGTTGTCGATCCGGTACTTGCAGTAGGCGGGTGACCTCCCCATGTCCTTCAGCCGCGAGTTACTCACGGCGTCGATCAGGTGGTAATCGGCCCAGGGGATGTCAGCGTGCATGCCGACCGCCGGGGCCTCTTGTGTCACGAATACCTCATCCATTGGACCCTCCGTTAGACGCCGGCGGCGGGCTTAGGCGGCCCGAGACTCTCCCGGATCGCCTGACCGCGACCCCGCTACCGGCGAAGCCATGCGTGGTTACTTCCGCTTGCTCGCCTCGATCGCGTCCTCGATCGGCGCGGTGTACTCCCTCAGCGTCTCGATCAGCGCCTTGAACTCGGTGCGCACGAGCACGTCCATCTCGGTCGCCTCGCCCATGTTCGCGGCCGTCTCGATGACGGGGCCGATGCGCCGATAGGCGGCCTTGACCTCGTCCCGCGCCCGGATGCACTCCCTCATCTGTCCCTTGGTCAGCTCCACGTCCGTCCTCCTGTGTCAGCCGCACACGCGACTATTTGACGGGGGCCAGCCCGTCGTACTCCCATACCGGGCAATTACCCACCGTCGTGACCCCGCCAGCGATGAACGGCAACGCCCGCTTCCAGACCTTGTAGCGATGCTCCACGCCATTCCATGAGATGACGCACCTAGTTTTCTCACCGAGGTAGCACATCGTTTCCCCGTCACGCGGGCCGCCGTAGACAGGGAGCGTGGACCCGACTCGAAGCTCCATCAGTGCCTCCTGTGTATCGCCACGTCGCCAGCGAAGATCCGAGGGAAGCCAGCCCGGCGGCGAACCGGACGGGCCAGCGACCCTCGATGTGGAGTACTATCGGACGCGTGTGTGTATTAGTCAACGCAAAACTTTGAGAATCTTTCAAGGGGCGCGTCTGTTCCGTGCGGCCGCTTCTAGATCGAAGAATCTTCAACGGGAGACTTGACACTGCGAGCGAATATGAGTACAAACAAACGGCACTGCGTCATTACGACATACTCAGGAGGTTGGCGTGGTAAACCCGTTCGATCGAATCGTGAAAAGGTACGGCACCCGGCAGGCCGCATCGATAGCCCTGGGTATCAGTTACGACATGCTGACCCGCTACATCCTGTGCCGGGGCGTTGGTCTCTCCCTGGAAATGTGGCAGGCGCTCACCCGGATCGGTGAGGACCCCGCCCGGATCTCCAAGCAATACCAGGCGCACCGGGCGCAAAAAGCGCGCATGACCACAACCGAGGAAGTGTCGGCACCATGAAACCAGACGAGGCGCTCGTCAACCTCGTGGCGCTGGCGCTCATGCGGGCATCCCAGCCGGACGAGGAGCAGACGTGTCCACGTCGGGGGCCGTCGCTCCGGGATCTCCAGGACAAACCCGCGCCGACTGCCAATCCGACACACTGACCGGAGGGTGCGTGCCGCGACCAACGCTGTTCGATCACCCGAAGTTCGTTCGGCTGGTCTACATCCTCCGCATGCCGGAGCCGCATGTGCTCGGTCACCTGGAGTACCTATGGCGGGTCGGCTACGCCTCGGGTGACCCCCGCGTCGGCGACTCGATCGACGTAGAACTCGCGGCAAAGTGGGTCGGTGACCCCGGCATCCTGACCTCCGCGCTCCTCGAGGTCGGGTTTCTGGACGACATGGACGGGACACTTTCCATCCACAACCTGCACAAAAACGCCCCGAAGTACGTCGCGGACCGTGACAGACGAGAGTCAGAACGCGCAATCCCGAAGACTTGCGAGTCTTGTGGCGCAACTTACCACAGCACCGACGCAAGGAGCCGATCGTGCGGAGATACGTGCAGACAACGACTTAGCCGACTCTCCCGTCAAAGTGTGTCACAGTCTGTCACAGTAGGTAGTGTGACTGTCACGGACTTGTCACGGATGTCACGTGACATGTCACACCTGTCACGGACTTGTCACACTACTCCCACTCCCACTCCCACTTCCATAGATTCAGAATCAGGAGATGGCCGGTCGGCGGACCTCCCGCCCTGCCGGCCGGTTCCGAAGCGGCCCGCCCGGCCGTCCGTTTCGATCGATGACCTCGAAGCGATCCGATCCGCCTGGAACGACTCCGAACCCGTGCGATCCCGCCGCGTCTCCGAATCCGCCCCTGTTTCGGCCTGGAAGGGGGCGAAGCTCCACGTCACCGCCGCGATTGTGGCCCACGGACTCGACTGGGCTGTGGCCTACGTCCGAGCCGCGATGGCCGTACCGAGGTGGGTCGGCGAGGGATCCGCTCACCCGTCGTCTCAGTCCGGGGTCGTCTGGACTGTGACGCTCCCGTGGCTGTTCAAGCCCGCCCACGTCTCGAAGGCGCTCGAAGGTGGGTGGTCCGGGCTGGACATCGAGTCGGCTCGCGCGAGGGCAAGCGCGAACGGTAACGGGACTGGGATCGCCAACCACCCGAACCTGCGCGCCGCGGAACTCATCGATCAATTCCCCGCCGCGACCGACGACGAGCGGGCCGAGTACCGAACCCGAGCCATCGCGCAAGGCAACTTCCTGGGCGACTGGTTCAACGATTTCCACCAACGACACACGAGGAGCTGGCGATGAGGCATATCCACGCCGACATGGGGTCCACGTTCCCGGAGCTACAGCAACGGATCGACGAGGCGCTGGCATCCGGGAGGATCCGGAAGGCCAACCCGATCTGTCCTCGCTGCGGCGGCGGCGACCGGGGCCAACCCGGCGCGGTCCCGCTGGGCTACGTGATGCTTCCGTGCCGCACCGGTTGGACCTCCACGGGCTGGGTCCGGCGTCCCTACGCGTGCGGATCCTGGGTCGACCCGTGGACCCGCGAGGATCAACAAGTCGGGTCGCGGATCCACTGCGGAGCGGCGTTCACCCGGCCGGCGTGCCAGACGCCGGACTGCCGCGAGGCCCCAGGGTGTGAGTCCAAGGGTCACCACCGCCGCCCGCCGATGCTGTGGGCCGCCGACTACCGGACTCAGCGCGACGGCGCGCGCGGGATCGTCCTCGAGGCGGGCTACGTGCGCCAGCTCACGTACCTCGAGCTCGACGACCTGTGCGTGGCGCTCATGTCGGCGATCGCGACCTTCGGCCAGATTGGCCGACTCCCTGACTCGTGGCGACACCGCGGGTCGAGCATCCAGACCGGACCCGAGCTACCGCGCGACGACCCCGAGCCGGAGGTGGAGATTGACCTGCCGTTTTGACCCGCCGCCAGGGCTGTCCCGGTCTACCCGCTCGGGGTGCCAACACCGGGCACGGGCGTTTCTGGCGGCGGGTCTTGGTTTCAGGTGGCCCGGCATGGCGGCTGGCGTCGCGCGTGCGCTCAAGCTGACGGGGTCGCCTACGTGGAGGTCGATCACGTGCCGGTGCTCGTGCGGCTGTGGTACGTGCTGCCGGATGGGATGAGGGTTGAGTTCGCTGAGAGGAGGTAGGCCATGGGCTGTGATTTCTTCGAGCTTCCGGACGGCACGCGCGGGGTATGTTGCAGCCACGGCCGGAAGCCGGCGCCGACCTGTGCAAGCCCGGGGTGCCGTCTCGTTGGGGAGTTTCTGTGCGACTACCCGACGAAGGGGCCGAACGGTGAACCGAAGACCTGTGACCGCCGCATGTGCGCACTCCATCGACACCCGGTTGGGGACGATTGCGACTACTGCCCGCCCCACTACCGGCAGTTTTCGGTGGAAAATCGCATTGTCGGACGGATCAAGGTACCCCGATGACCGCCGCCCCTGGACCCGACCCGGTACACCTACCGGTCCCGGCTGGCCTGGGGGCTGCGGCTTGTACCTACCAGCGAGAGGCCCCGCTACGCTGGCAGACGATGGCCTAGGAGCGATTTTCGGGGCCTGGGCAGTCCTCGGTGAAGGTCCGACTGGAAAAACGCGCCTACGGGCTCCGCTGCGAATATGCAGGTTTTGCTATGTTTTGGCTGCACAGATGAGCACAGTGGAAACAATCTTTGACAGAAAGGGACCACCATGGATCACGTTCTAGTCCTTCCGCAGTGCCGGATCACGAAGATCGTCGTGACCGCTGACGCCAAGGCCATCGAGGCCCCGCCGGCGATCCAGATCACCGTCTCGGTGCCAGCGATCGACGGGGTGGCGGAGTCGCTCGCGACCCTCACCCGCGACCTCGTGGACGTGACAATCAGCGCGATCCCATCGGCACAGCTATCGGCGTTCGAGAGCAAGGGGTGAGCGTGGATACCGCGATGGCCACCACCCATGAAACGCGGTCTATGTCCGTGCGTGGAACTCCAAGACCTGGTGGATCGAAGCGCCATGTCGGGAAGGGGCGGATCGTCGACGACGGGGGGCACAAGACGGCGGTGTGGCGGACCATCGTCGCGACAGAGGCTCGGAGATCGTTCCCTGGTGTGCCTCCGATGACAGGGGCGATCGCGGTTGAGGTGGTGTTCAAGATGCCACGTCCACAGAGTCACCTCGGCCGTGCGGGCAATCCGCTTCCATCCGCCCCGGCGTTTCATACGACGCGCCCAGACGCGACGAAGCTCTGGCGGTCAACCGAGGATGCACTCACGGGGATCATGTGGAGCGATGACGCACAGATCGTTCTACAGACGATCCAGAAACGATACGCGGACACTGGCGAACATCCCGGCGTGTGGATCAACGTCATGCGCGCAGGGCGTCCGCCGGCGTTCTGCGCGGAGATCGCGGAGCTTGTACGGGTGACGATGAGCACATGGCCAGACTGGCGGCCAATCGATAGCGCGCCGAAGGATGAGCGGGTGCTGGTCGGGTGGGACGCGCTGCGCATGCCGCCATGCATAGGGTGGTGGGATGACGACGCGTATGCGGTAAAGCCTCGCCCTTTCTGGGCCAACGATCGACTGCACATGATGGGCCGAAGATGGACTCGGGATCACCCGCCGACCCACTGGATGCCAGTACCGCCGGGGCCGGAGCGTGAGAAGTGAGCGACAGGGCATTGGCAACCGCTGCGTTAGTCGTCATGTTTGCGTTGTGGATCATGTGGGCCGCTGGGCTGTTTCGCCGCAGGCGTCCATGGTGAGCACGGGGATCATGGGCGGCCTCGCGTGCCTGGCAATCGGTGTCGTGGCCGGCGCGACGCTCGCCGTGGTGATAGTCCGAGTCGTCGAGTGGCTCTGTGACCTGGATTGGACGCGATGACGAGCGCGGCGAGCGACGATCGAGCGAGGATCGAGCGAGCGAGCCACGCCTGGTTCCCCATTGATCTCCCGCCGGGTCGCCCGGATCTTGACTGCGGTTACCTGGGGATGGGCATGTACAGCGGGGAGGGCGGCGCGATCAA